GGCGCCCCACGTCCAGCTCTACGGCCCGGAACTCGTAGCGCGGCGACAGTTCCATGCAGTACCGGGTGTGCAGAGACAGGCCGATGCGCTCGGAGTCCGCAATTGGCGGGTCGTCTTCGTCCTCGCGCACGTCTTCCCCAGGGTTGTGCAGCTTCTCGACTAGCACGGCTGCCGCGTCGTCCGGGGTGATGGGGGAACCTGCCAGTTTGGCGGCGTCGAACGCAGCAGTGCCGGCGTGGACGGCGGTTCCGAGCACCATGGAGCGCGTCACCGGGTTGCGCATCCCGAGAAGCTGGGCGCCTTCCCATCGAAAAGCGCAGTCGAACAGGCCGGCGAGACTGCTGGCGCGGATGGGAATGATAAGGTTCGTGGTCATGGTTTCGTTTCCTCGTGAAAGTGCCGGGCCGCTTCGCAGCGGTCGATCAGCGCCTGAAGATCGAAGCTCATAGGCGCCAGTCTCGTGTCCTTCCATCCAATGCCGGCGCCGAACAGACTGTACGCGCTAAAAAACCTTGTCCGTATCTTCATCGTATCGCCCTCACCGCATCCCGCGCCCACTTCGCCAGCTTGTCGTGCACGTGGGCTGGCAACGTGTCGTCGTCCTCGGGCGGCGCGCGCTTCGGGACCGGGTGCACCGTCCGCACGTCGGCGAGCCCGTCCCATGCCGTTACCAGCGCCCGCCATGCCTGCACCGGCGAGACGCTCCGCCCCGAATTCGCCGGCGCGCACCCGACCAACGTCGGCCGCAGCGCCCATTGCGAGACCTGCCGCGAGCGGCCCCACTGATCCGTGACGCGGGCGTGCACCATCTGGTGGATGAAGTAGCAGGCGCGACCTAGCCGCTTCATCTCGTCGCGAACCCGGTCGCCGGAGAGGTCCGGCGCTTCGCGCGCCATCAGCACGCGGAGCCGCTCCCAATGAATCTGCCGCGTCCCGGCGCGATACTCGGCGGCCAGCACGGCAAGGACGGACTGCCGCAGACTGGCCTTGGCCGCAGCATCCACGTTGCTGGAGAGTCGGTAGCGCACCACGTCGCCGTTGCGGCCGGTGCCGCGGTGCGCGATCTCGATCCGGGGATCGCCACGGGCCGCGATTTCGCGCAGGAGCGAGCGGGCGGTAGTGAGGTTGATCCCTGTGGCCTCGGCGGCTTCGGCGGCAGTCCATGTGGGGCCGAGCGACTTGGCGGCGTCGATAAGGCGGGCGAGGGCGCCGCGGGTGGCGGGGGAGTTGACGTGCTGGGAGGCGGTCATTTCGTCCTCTGCTTGATCTGGTAGTAGCGTTGCCTGCTCATGCCCAACACCCGCGCATGCTCGGCGTCGGTCTCGAACTGCCGCCGCTCGCGGGCGATCTTGCGGGCGCGGGCGATGGCCTGGCGTTTGGCCTGGATGGGGGTCATCGCGGCCACTCCCGAACCCGCAGGTCATCGGGCCACTCGGCAGGGTCGCCGCCCTTGCGGTCGATCAGCATCGCGCAGCACACGCCGGAATCGTTGCACGGCAACGCCTGCTCGTCGGCTTCGTAGGACACGCACACGCCCTCGTCTCCGGCCTCTCGCGTCTGACGCGACAGCAGGGGGCCGATGATCTCGGGCGCGTTCTGACAGCACCGCTCGCGCGTCTGCGACCCGAGCTGCTTCACGTACACCGGCACCGCGACCGCGCGGCACTGGCGCACGATATCGCGCAGCCATGCCACGTTGCAGGGCCGCGCGTGGGGGCCTGATTCGCCGCCGGTGACGACCCAATCAAGGCGGGCCTGGCCAACTCCGCGCAGTGCCTGCGGCTCCAACCACAATTTTGCTGTGTCAACGGGTTCCCGTGGCGCTTGACTGCCAATGAGCGGGCGATCAAGTCGAAGCGGCCCCAGCAACGGTTCCGCACTGACCCATCGCACCGCAGCCGGCGTTTGAAGCAGCAGCGGGATGCGCTCGTCGGCGGTGGCCTGATCCTCGACGCTGACGCCGAGCCAGACGTGCGGGATCGGGCTCCCGCCGCCGACCCATTGCGCGATCAGGCGCCGCATCCTCTCCGGTCGCTTTGTCAGCACCTGGAACGAATGGTGCGGAGCGCATTCCATCGTCACGATCACCTTGCGGATAAAATGGTCCGGCACGTCCTCATGGAACAGGTCGCTCATCGAGTTGACGAAGATCCTCCGCGGCTTCTTCCAACGCAGCGGCAGCTCAAGCAGGTCCTCGTGGCACTGCACGTCCGTGAACGCGCGCCCCGTGTAGCGGTTGGCCTTCTCGCGCGGCGCCGCGAGCCGCTTCCATTCGCGCTCGGCATAGCAGTGCTTGCAGCCCTGCGATACCTTGGTGCAGCCCGTGACGGGGTTCCACGTCGCGTCGGTCCACTGGATTCCGGTGTGGTCGCTCATGTGGTCCTCATCACTCCGGCAACTCGCCAGCCGGCAAAAGCGGATTGCCGTCGGCGCCAGCTAGGCCACGCTCACGCAGCCATTCCGCGCTAACGTGGCGCAATTCGGGGGCAATCTGCGTGCAGGCGTAGCGAGACTTGTGCATACTCATCAAACATACTTCATCGCTGGCCCCCGGCATTCTCTGCCGCGCCCAATCCATGTCGAGTTCTGACAGTGCGCGGTTTCGCTCGACGATAAAGGCGTTCAGTGCATCGTTGTCCATGTCGTCCTCTCGTTGGTCGCCTGCTCCGGGCACGCCAGCGCCACCAGTTCCTTGAGCGCCTCGTCCCGCGCCGTGAACGGGCACAGGCCCGCATCCCGAGCTTTCCGCAGGCGCCGCGCCATGCCTTCTGCATCCAAGGATTCCACCCGCAGCCCCAGCGCCGTGAGCCGGTCCCGATCGACCTCACCGAGATCGATGAGCTCGTCTTCGAAGAGGGCGTCGGGGACTGCGAACTCGAAGGGCAACTGGAAGAGCGCCTCCAGCAGCGACCATTTCGCCAGTTCGATCAGAATGGAGGCATCGCTCACCAATACCCGCACGATAGGTCACTCCGCGGGCCCCGACATGATGCGGTTCACCTCGCTCGTGGTCTTGCGCAGAAGTTCTGCGGCTTTGGGAAGCGAGATGACGTCTTCTGCCAGGGCGCGGAGCACTAGGCGCTGGAAGCGTTTGGGTTCCTCGTTTTCAGGTAGTGGATCGGGTTCTGCCTTGCGCCAGGTGCGGCCGATGCCGCGAAACACGTTCAGCAGCGTGCCTTCGGAGATGACGCCCAAGTCGCGCAGCCGGACGATCAGCGCGGCGGCGCTGACACCGTACATGCGTTTGATCTGCATGATCTCGGTGTAACCGAAGGCGTGGCGGCGTTGGCCGACCTCGAACAACAGGTCTTCGCGCGGCATCAGCAGGGCGCTCGCAAAACGCTGACAGGCTTTCTCCTCGTCCAGGTCGCCGACGATCTCCATGACCATGTGGCCGAGCTCGTGGGCCAGGGTGAAGCGGCGGCGCTCCACCGATTTAGCCAGCGAGCCCACGATGACCGGCACCTTCTCCTTGTCCGGCCGGGCGACACGACAGGTCAGGCCGTCAACGGAGAGCGGGAAGTCGAGCTTGAGCACCTTGATGCCATGCTCTTCGAGCAGCTCGGTCATGTTCGGGATGGCATAACCACCCAGATTCCATGCCTTGCGTACCCGCTCGGCCGCCGCTCCCGCATCGTCGAGGGTCGCAACATCGAAGGGCGCGCCCTTGGGCTTGTCCCATTCGTGACTGCCGATCTCCAACACGTCCTCGACAAGCAGGTAGCGGTCGAGATGATCGATGACGGCCGCTTCCACCATGGCACGTTCTTGCGCGCGGGTCGTCGCCGTCTTGCGGAATTCCACCCCTTCGAGGTGAATCTCCGAAGGGTTGAACAGGTAGCTCAGTTGAACGCCGAGCGCCTTGGCGAGCTTAAGGGCGGTGTTCGACACGGGCAGCATCTCGCCGCGTTCGTAGCGGCCGATTGCCTGGGCGCTGACTGCGTGGTCGACCGCTTCCGCCAGTCCCCGTAGGGACAGGCCGGCGCGCTTGCGGGCCAACTTCAATCTTTCGCCGAACATTCGGGGGCTCCTCCGTGTTTACAGCCTTCGCCGCCGCCAACGACGCACGGATGCCCTATCTGCATCGGCCGTCACTTCGGCAGCCGCCAGTGATACCCCTTTGGCGTCGCTGATCGTCCCCCACTTGTCCGAAGTCCATGGCAGCGGCGGAAGGGTGAATTTGGTGTCGTGTGGCATGGTCACTCCCAGTACGCCGCCGGATCGCGCCAGCTCGGGAAGCGATCATTGAGCCAGGCTTCGGCCTGATTTTGGTGTTCGTCTCTGGTCTTGCGGTCGCCGTCCTCGCGAATACCGACAACATGGATGACCGCGTTGGCATCCTTAACGGCCGTCATCATGTGCGACTCGCTGCCGTATTCGACCGGGGCTCCGGCACTGTCACACGGCATGTAGTTATCTGCGCTGTACCGCGCGCACAGACTTATGGTCGCGCGACGGTCGTAGAATGCCGCCTTGTAGAAGATGAGCGCCCGGACGCGGCCTTTCTCGTCGATCAGTTCGGACCACATGGAGTGGTTGGTAGCCCGCTTCTTCCAGCCATCAGGCAGCGTCACCGTCACGAACAGGTCGTCCACGTCGGCGCCGAACTTGACGCCCATCGCCTCCAGCTTATCGCGCGTGCAGCCGCGCAGCATTTCCTTTGGCAGCATGGCGCTGTTGACCAGTGTTGCCTGTCCGGCAGCTTCCTGGGCCTCGATGCCGCCGGGCGTGATTACCGCAATGAAGTTGTCGATCTCTCCGGCGCCTGCTGCTGCAAGCGCGGCTAGCCGCGCTAGCGTAAGTTGCTTGTGCATCGTCGTCTCCTGTGTGTGTTAGGCGGCCCGTAACGTGGGCCGTCGCCTGCTTGTTTCGACCCGCAGGAGGCGGGGCTTACGCTATCCCAGCGGCCAGTTATCGGTTGCCGGCTCCGGCACCGTCCCGCACTGAGCGACCCGGTACGCTTCGCACGATAGGCCCGCCGGCACGATCTGTCAAGTGGTTGACAAACGCGGGGGGGTCGGGCAGGATGCGGGGCATGGGACAGTTCGGTGACTACGACAACCTGATGGAGATATTCATCATGACCCGCCCCTGGACCATCGCCACGCCCGCCGGCTCCATGAGCACTGCCATGGTGGCGTGGCATGTTTTTTCCGGCGACCCGAATGAAAGCTCGCTACTAGTGTTTGCTCCGACCGCAGCGCGGGCTCGGTACATGGCATGGAAGCAAGGGCTGTGGGATTATGGCGACTACATCGACACGCGAGCACGGCGGGCGCCGCAGTGGGATGCCTACGCAAATCGCGAATGGGTGGCCGAAAAGAATGAGGATTTGCCTTCAGGCGCCGAACCGTTTTATGAAGACTATGAGTTCTAACACGTATCGCTTTTGGGTAATTGCTACCTCATCCGGCTCCCTGCTCCCCTGGACCCGCGCCAGGACCCCGGCCGCAGCCTGGCGCCGGTTCGCCTGCCGCGAGGCATGGTGGCGGTACGCGCGCCGGCTGGCGGTGAAGGACGGGTATCGAGCGAGGGCGGCTACATGACCACCCGCTACAACCGTTCCCGCGGCAAGCGCCGCACGCTCAACCAGCAGATCGCGGACAACCTGTACGCGCTCTCGGCCATGGCGCCGTCGAAGGAAATCGGGGGCAGGATCATTGCCGACCTGGGCGGGGTGCCGGTGCGGAAGCGGAAGCCGGCCCCGGCCGCCGTGCCTGCCAAGGCGATGCCAGGCGCTTCGGAGGCGCAGGTTCTCGCGGCCGTGCTCGCCTTCCTGCGGCATCATCCGCGGGTCGCATGGGCGACTCGCATGAACGTCGGCGCGATGGAGACGGATAACGGGATGGTGCGCTTCGGCTTCGTCGGGTGCTCCGACATCATCGGCCAGATGCGCGACGGGCGCTTCCTCGCCATCGAGTGCAAGCGCGAGAAGGGCAATCAACTATCGGACGCACAGGCCGCGTTCCTGGACCGCGTGCGGGCCTCGAACGGCGTCGCCGGCATGGCGCGCAGCGTCGAGGATGCGCGGGGGATCGTGGGGTGTATGTCTGATACAGAAAGGGATAGGAAATCATGACTCTGTGCATTTATCACGGTAACTGTGCCGATGGTTTCGGGGCCGCGTGGGTGGTTCGGAAAGCACTCGGAAACATCGAGTTCCATCCCGGTGCATACAAAGCGCCTCCGCCTGACGTTGCTGGAAAGGATGTGGTGATGGTGGATTTCAGCTACAAGCGCCCGGTGTTACTGGAAATGGCTGAGAAGGCGAACAGCATCTTGATTCTCGACCATCACAAGACGAGCGCAGAGGATTTGGTTGATCTGCCGGCAAACGTGACTGCGAAGTTCGACATGAACCGTAGCGGTGCGATGCTGACGTGGGAACATTTCTTCCCCGGCGAAACCCCGCCGCCGCTTCTGCTACACATTGAAGACCGCGACCTGTGGCGCTTCGCGTTGAAGAACACGCGCCAGATTCAGGCGAACGTCTTTTCGTTCCCGTATGACTTCCAGGTATGGGATACGCTTATGGCGGCGGCGCCGGAAGCGTTGGCGGCAGATGGAGAAGCGATTGAGCGCAAGCACTTCAAGGACATTCTGGAGTTGATCGGTGTGACGACGCGGGAAATGATGATTGGCGGGTATCGAGTTCCGGTGGCGAACCTGCCCTACACGATGAGCAGCGACGCCGGGCACGAGATGGCGAACGGGCGCCCGTTCGCCGCCTGCTATTGGGACACTCCCGAGGGCCGGGTTTTCAGTCTTAGATCGAACGACGGCGGCGTTGATGTGTCCGATGTGGCGAAGCAGTACGGGGGAGGAGGTCACCGCAACGCGAGCGGATTCAAGGTTAGCTTCGCGGAGGCGGCAGCATTCGAACTTCATTCGAAGACATGAACACTTGGGCCGACGAATACCTGACGCTGCTAGACGACTGCGAGAATCGCGAGGAGCGGCTAACCGATTGGGAACGCGGCTTCGTGGATTCGCTGCGCAATCAGATCGAACATGGGCGCCGGCCCAGCCAGAAGCAGATAGATGCGCTCGACACGGTATGGGAACGCGCCACGGCGCGGGGGTAGCCATGACCTTCCACCACTACCGCGGCCGCAGCTTCCACGTGCGGCTTATGCCTGGGCCACTCGCCATGTACGACGTAGTCGGCCGCCTGGCGCGGCTCAAGTTGGAGTTGAACCGCTCCGTGAACGATCAGGCGGCCCGGGCGATGCTGGATATCCGGGCGCGGTGCATCCGGGCGAGGCGGAGCGCGGCGCAGAGGATTCGGAGGGCGGAGGAGGCGGTGTGCGTGAAGACCCAATCGCCCGCCTGACCGACACCCTCTACCGCAAGCGCGGCCGGTCCGATCAAGGGGCGCGAGCGCAAGGCGTGGGAGGCATACTGCGCGGCGCTGGGGCGCGAGAGCCTGCTGATGATCTCTAAGCCAGGGGCGCATGACATCCTGTAGGCGCTGGAGCGGGCGCTGCTGGAGGCGACGGAGTTACCCTGACTTTGACGCCAGGAATTGCGCAGCCGCGCGCAGTCTCCGGTTGAACCATCGGCGGATGATGTAGCTTCGTATCAGACTGATTGCCGTGAAGTAGGCGCCTATCTCAAGGTTGGTCGCAAGCGACACGCCGTGAATCCCGACCATTGGGAACACGACCATCTGCGACGCCAGCGCCACGCCGAACCCGATCAAGATATTCATGCCCGCCTCGATGAGCGAGCCGAGGCGGGTCTGTTCCATGGCCGGTCTCAGAAGTCTACCGCCTCATCGAACGGAAGTTCGTCGGTCGCCGCGCCCAGATTAACTCCTGCCGCGGCGGCAGCCACGTTCTTGCACGCTTGGCGGTAGTAGCTTGCCTTCAGTTCCGCGCCCATCCCTCGGCGCCCGAGCAGCACCGGGCTGTAGACTTCACTCCCGACGCCCATGAACGGGGTGAACACGGTCTCGCCGGGGTTGCTGAACAGTTGCACGCATCGGTCGATTACGTCCAGTTGCAGCGGGTGGACGTGCTTCTCGTCCTCGCTGTCGCGTGCCTCACGGAACGGTAGCACGCGGCCGATGCGGATATCGTCCCACATGCAATCGGCGTACTGCCTCCAGATCCAGTGTGAGAATCGGTTCTCGGTCTGCTTGCCCTTCCATCCGCGATAGCGCAGCACGTCACCCGGTGGGGTGCGCTCGCCGGCATAATCCAGCATTCCGACCGGGTGACGCACCGGAACCGGATTCGCTCCCGCCGTCCTGAACGTGAGCAATTGATCCCCGGCCGCCACGCCGCAATCAATCGAGTCCTCGACGAGCGATTGGTGGGCCAGGTTCTTCTGCATGGTCCGCAGACGGACGGCGAGCGGCTCTTTCCAGATCATCCGGCGGCCCGTGAACAGCCACCCCTCGCGCTCATGCAGCCGGATGATATCGCCCGGGAAGTCGATATAGCTGTCGGTCCCGCTGTTGCTGCGCGGCACGTCCATGCAGTGCACCGCCGTCACCCTGCCGGGCATCGTGATACGCGCCAACTCGCGCACGACGAAGGCGTATTGCTCGAAGAAGGTCGAGTAGTCGTCGCAGTTCGACAGGTCGCGGTCGTTGCTGCTGTAGTGGTACAGCCCGCCAAACGGTGGCGAGTAGATCGACAGGTGGACGCAGGCATCCGGCAGGCCCTGCATGACTTCCACGCAGTCTCCGTGATAGAGAGCGTACTTGTCGGTAATCACTTGGTCGTGCACAGCCATTGCGGGGTCTCCTGTTGTTTCGTGAATTGGGATGCGCGGTCAATGGCCTGCGCCGCATTCATTTCAGCGACGAGCTTGGAGAACATGGTATCGGCCTGTTGGGCTTTCCGTTGCAGGTTGCGCATGACCCCTTGCTCACCTTCGGTCGTCACAACATCCACCGTAACGGGCCGAGTCTGACCGAAGCGCCAGCAGCGCCGGACTCCCTGGTAATACTGCTCGAACGAGTGGGACGGGAAGAACGTGATGTGGTTACAGTGCTGGTAGTTCAGGCCCCATGCACCAATCTTCGGCTTGGTGATCAGGATGCGCGCCCGCCCCTCAGCGAAGTCCAGCAACTTCCCCTCCTTCTTGTCGTCAGAGTCGGCGCCGCTTACCTCTACCGCGTCGGGGATCAAGTCAGAAAGAAGCTTCCCTTCTTCGTTCAGGTGGCACCAGACGAGGGCAGGCTGGCCGGTATCGTTTACCATCGAGGCAACGCGCTCGCAGCGTTCGCGGATGGTGCGCCGCCGTTCCTCGCGCTGCTCATCGAGGCCAGCCGCAGGGAGCGCGAACAGCATGCCGGGCGCGCACGTCATGGCTTCCACGACATGCTCACGCTCCAGCAGCGGCGGAAGGATGAAACGCGCATCGTCGAATCCGATATCGGACGGCCGCCGAATGGCGCGCGCCCACGAGCAGACCCATCGCCAGAACGGCAGTTCTGCATGCCCCTTCAGGCGCCACTTGATAACCTCGCCGGCAAATCGGCCCGAGGCGCTGTTGTTCAAGTCGTTCTTGAAGAACCGATTGAGCATGTCCATGTGCCCAAGGTATCCAA